GTGACTGGATCCATCATAAATGTTCGATCTACATGAATAATTCCACCAATACAATTTATACCCCAAACTTCGTCAAATTCTTGCGAAGCAACTCGCGCCGAAATATAGTCAGCGTAGCTGCCTCCAAGCCCAACAATAGCTATTTTCATGTTTTAGTTGCCCTTACTAGCCCTTCACGATATGCGTCTGTATTTTCTACGCCCTTTGCATAATTTTGCAGTCTTTGAACAGACTCTGCATACCTAGCGATATAAAGCTGAAGCATATCTGTTTCACCTTTCATAAAGGTGTAAGCCTCTATAAGACTCGCATACAAAATAGCGTTAGGTGCGTTTTCACTTAACCAAGTTAATGTTGTATCAGCAGAAAGCGAAACAATTACACCTGTTGCTCCACTTGTTCCACCTGTAACTGTTTCTCCAACAGTGAAATCACCCGTAGGAAGAGTTATCACAAATTCAGTAACAGATGTTATTGAATTTATAGTGGTGCTTTCCCCGCTGGTTCCACCAGTGATAATTTCATTAGCTGCAAATGTTCCAGAAACATTGCTTACTGTTAACGTGACTTTGCTTGCTGCAAGACTTACAGGTCTATAATAGTAATGAAGTTCAGACGCAAAGTTTGCATTTGGAGTGGGGGCTAAGATGAAATTTTGATAATCGTAAGCAGCATAGTATTTAGGAGTTCCTGTCGTAGCAGAATTAGGATTGTATTCTTGAATAAAATTCACATCTTTTTGCAGCAAAAACTCTTTTGAACTAGAGTTTTCTACAGACAAACTAAAAGAGGCCAAGTAATCTGTGGGCATTGCTAAAAACTGATTGCCAGAAGTCATAGCTCCAGAAACATTTTTGCGGAAATAATCTAAATCAACTTCCTTTAAAAGTCTTTCTTCTGCATTTTTAATAAAGATATTTAAGTTTGAGACAAAAACAGTTTCTTGATTGTCTGTAAAATCTTTTATCGCCTTTTTTAACTCTGTATAAGTATAGCTCATGATACGCTCACTGTAACTGTGCCTACAGCGCCTTGCGCTTGTGGCGCTCTTGATTGATATAACAATGTAGTTAAATCAAATATTGGAAAGGAAACGGTAACACCAATGATATTATTTGTGTCTGGCCTTGGATCTCTTAATGCTTCAGCATCTATAGCGTGACGAACAGGTTGTATTTGTGGATGCTTTTCTTCCCATTCGTCTTTTCCAACAAGCAAACCGTTCCATTCTTTACGCATATCACGCAAACGATACCTGAAACCAGATCTATCAGAAATGCCATAAGCATCTTTTCCAGAAGCAAACTTTCCCATCATCTAATACTATAGAACTGAAGGTTAGGGCTTACACTGAATGACGCTCTATCACGATCCTCTGCTTGAGCTTTGTCAAACTCTTCGTCATATATGGTTTTTAACACCTGTATTCGTTCTGGCGCTTTCTTAATGGATAAATAGTAAGCAAGCCCAGCAGCTAAACATGGATAGAACCGAAACGGTATATCTACTGTATTAGTAAACGTATCAGCGTCATCTATCCTCGTGAGAGAGTCATAAACCAGTACATCTGTACTGTTTTCAGGTGTAGGCCATATTTTAATTACAGGCGTTACTTGACGATCAACAAAGAATTGAGAAGGACGAGATTGAGTGTCTTTGGAGTTTATTGACAGATAAGCATCTCTGCTAACTCTGCTCATAGACAAATCAGAGTCGCTTCTTCGCACTACCATAGACAAAACATCAATAACGTCTGCGCCAAGAGTATAACTAGCAGTTCCTTGAGTAAGGGCTTGCGTTCTTTGCGTTATAGTCCACTGGTTCAAGCCACGATTAGCCCAATCAGCAAACATTAAATTCAAAGAACGCTTTGCAGTTTTTAGGTCATAACCTGTTTTAACTTCCAAGCCGCAACGCTCAAAAGCTTCCTCAATGTAATCACTTACATCTAGCTCAAAATCAGTTGACCCGGAAACAGCCATTATTTCTTAACCTTACCGCCACGCATCATGCCCATAGCCATAGCTTTGCGAGGAGAAATTTGCTTGGCAGCACCGCCACCCATCATCTTCTTAGGAGCAACTTTTCCACCACCACGCATTTTTCTAGCTTTTTTAGCGGCACCACCGCCCATCATTTTTTTGGGTGCAGTTGCACCGCCGCCACGCATGCGTTTAGCTTGTTTTTTGGCACCTACCATTTTGATGTCTCCTGTATCTACGGTTTAAAATTAAATTCACATAATCTTGAGGATCATAGTTTTCATAGTATCCCATTTTTTCTAGCTTTTGACTAGCATCATCTAATTCTGACAATCTTTGTATGAATACCATCGTAAAATTCGTTTGAAAAGCAAGCAACCAAACATCCATTTTATTGTAAGCAAACCACTCATTCATTGCAATACAAGCTGCTTCGACTTCTTCATATGTCTGTGATGGCTCCTCTTCTAAACAAATTATAATTGAATGCTTATCACTAAAATTCTTGCATTGTGCCGCTATAGTTTCCCACAAATCTTGCCTACTAACGCATTCAACTACTTTTAACTTTTCTTCCTTAAATGCTTTTTTTGCATAAGGACAAGGAGCAAAACCCAAATCAGGATCCACCACACTTAAATCATTCATAACCCAGTCTTCAATTAACTTTAGGATTTCTTTCTTCTCTTTAATGACTTCACCCTTCTTGGCTTACCTGCTGGTTGCCCAAGCCTTCTCTTTTGCGATACCCTGCTACGCTTCTCAGCGGCTGTCATTTCTTTGGTTGTTTTGGGGGTCTTAGAAGAGACACGCTTGGAGGGGCGGCAATATGGAGTTTTCCGTTTATCACCCTTCCTACGCCCACACGCTTTCCCCGTGGAAACGTCCTTCCAGTCCTCTTTGAACCACCTTTTGAGAGCAAGCCCACTTTTGGTTTTCCTTACCGCCATGCTAAAACCCTATCACCACTCTATAAGTTTATCACTGCTATTGGGATCATACTCACACATATAAGATCTAGGGCAGAACTCAGTAACTATCATTGATGTCCTAGTCTTGTTTGCTCCCAGATAAACACAATGCCATTCACCATTTACTTTCTTATATCTTTCAAGCCTACACTCAACAAACCTAGTTTCTGCTCTTGCTATCATAGAAATCAATACAGCAAAAAGAACTATAACAACAACTATAACTCCACTAATCATAAAAAACTGTTTTAGACTTTCTTCAAACTCTCTAGCTTCTTGTATTTTCTTTCTTCTAGCCTCCGCCGCAGCTTCTTTTGCAGCCTGTATACGTTTAGCTCGTTCTTCCGTAATTGATTTCCAAGTGCCGGGGCCAAAGCGTAAATCAATCATTTGCGCTATTTCACGCATCTGTTCTTGAGCTAATTTAGCATCAATTATTTCTCTCGCAACATTTGTAACACCAAACTGATCGCCTACGCTAACACCAGACTTCTTGCTTCTTTTATGCTGAACTTGTTTTTCGCCTTCAAAAAGATTATCAATATATCCAGCAATATCAGATACATCATTAGCAGTTCCAATAGCACTTTTGATGCCATCGACTGCACTTTTAAATAATGCGAATCCTGCTAGAGCAGTCGAAATTGGTTCCATTTTTTCCTACGAATATTTAGTTGCTTTTCTTTTGTTACTCATGACAATTCCACAACCTCTAGCAACATTTGGATTGCTAGAAGGCCGTTTTGCCCTTGTAACTGCCCCTCCATTTTTCATTTTTTTAGACTTGTTTCCCCAGTTCTTTGCTCCAACCTTTCTGCACTTTGCAATAGCACCTGAAGCATATGCGCTTGGAAAAACCTTATAACGAGCCTTTACCTTACTATAACAAGCGTCTTTAGGCATTTTAGAACTCCGCTTTGATGGTGGGTTTGAAATTTGTTTTGGGATGGAACTGCGCGAGATTGTCATTATACGTCCTTCCTGTAAATTCTTCCCACATAGGCTGAAGCATAGAATGGTTGGCATCTACTTTTACAGCAATAACAGCAATAGTTTTATCAACATGTATCAAAGTGGTTGCAATCCAGCCTAAAGCACTAACGCAGATACCTACAAAAGCGACAAACAAAGTCCCACCTACAACTTGCTTACTTAACATTTCCATCTCCGCCT